GACAGAGGAGATTATTTGCACTACGGTATCTCTGTGGGCGGATATTTAACACCTGACGTAGATGCAAAGTACATCATTCACCTTCAAAATTCCAAAACAGGACGAGCTGTCGTAGCAATTGATCTTCTTGAGGAAGCTTGTAATGGAGATCCATGGCGTGTAAATAATCATGATCGCTATGTACAACAACATCATCTCCAGTCCTTCCTCATGAAGACAGTTGCCGAACGTGCTTACCGCAAGATCGGGTTCCAGTATAAGTATAATTTGGCTCATGCAAATTGTGAACATTTTGCAACTTCAATCAAATATGGGCATGCATTTTCACTTCAATCTAGAATGATGCAGGGACTTACTACCGGAACAGCACACGCAGCAGTTAAACTTTCACCAACCGTTAAAGCCAGCAAAGTACAAATGATGTCATTGAATGCAGCACGTGCTCCATTCCACCCAGGCTCTACTGGCGGCCTTTCAGAAATGACACTCGATGATTTTGATGACGCACCAGCTCATGTTGATAACCCATTCACGTTCGTAGATATAACAGCAATTGATGACTTAACAGTCTCTGCCGTGTATTGGGGCATGAAATACGTTCAATGGAAGAATTTTATAAAGATCAAATTTGGATACAGCGACGAACAGGCTGAATTAGAAATAAGACGTATAGTATGCTGGTTTTACGACGCCACAGCCAATGGGACTATACCCGACACGGATGATGGCTTAGCAGAAGTCACAACGCTCCGATATTATTTGGATGAAATTAATGTTCAAACATTTAATAGAGGTTCAGCGAGATGGCTGCGAAGCAATATCTTCCATGTTTATGACTGTGAAGACCAACAAGTCGCAATCCCAGAATCCTGGTGGACTCGTCAAAAGAAAGCCTTCCTTGATAAGATCGGTAAGTTTTATGATGAACATCCTATCCTCACTAAAGTTTTTAGCGCTTTAGCAATTTGTGGAGTAGTTATGTCAGCATATGGTTTGTACAATTGTATTTTTGCTTCACCAAAACCAAAGGAGCTAGAAGAAGATTTTGCAGAAACTCCAGAAGTGATTTGTAGTGTTACTAAATCTCAACACTTATATGAACCTGCTGGAAGTGGATGTGGACATCTTGATACAACTGGAAGACCATTAGAACCACAAGGAAGTGCGTATCACGTTCAAGGCAGAAGATCAGCCGCACCGCGCACCACGAGGACTATTGTAAGACCACAGAAAGGAGAGCTTCCTCGTGTACAACCACAAGATTACGACCAAAATCTAAATGCTCTCATCAATTTTAAAATTCGCAGAAATTTATTCGTAGCAGTACATCATGCTTCACCTGAACGTCAAAGACACGTTAATGCCTTAGGGATTAAAGGAAAATTAATTTTAATTAATTATCACTTTATGAGAGGTATTAAGGACGGAGATCTCTTCTCGTTATTCTCCCAAAATCAAACAGAATTTGTAGAAGAGTTCGATTTCCGACGTCTGAAACGTTTAAGAGATACAGATATCTGTATGTACGAATGTTCTGCATCATTCCCGGCATGTAAAGATATTTCCGACAAGTTTATAACCATGGAAGATATTCAATATTTTGATAGCATTGAGGCAACTTATTGCGGTTTAAATTCGAACTTCAACATGGATCAATTTACGGGTCGTGTTAAATCTTTGGACTATCTTAACGAAATACACCACTTTGACCTTTACGATGAGCGAACTCAGAATAACGAGAGGACTTATGTGCGTAAAGGATGGGTAATGAAAGCAAATACTGCTAATGGCTATTGTGGCTCTCCCCTGTTCGGCTTTAACATTCCAGGAGCAGGTAAAATCATTGGTATCCACACTGCCAGTTGGGGTAAAACTAAACCTGACGCACTCGCATCAGCGGTTGTTTTTGAAGATATAGTCGATCTGTTATCCTATTTTCAACCGCAAGTTGTCGACACATGGCGAGATTCAGAGCAGTATCAACGAATTTTAGTCGACAAGAAAGCAGACCCCCAAATGGACGGAAATTTTACATCAGAAGGGTCTTTCAATATGCGCTCACGACAAGCTACTAACACGCGCATCCGTCCAACTCCGCTGCAAGGATTCTTTCCCCATGCACCAGTCACCGAACCCGCAGTACTTCACTCAAAAGATGTTCGTCTTAACGAAAATCTTATAGGCTGTAACCTACTCAAGAAACAAATTGAGAAATATGGTCAAGTTCAACTACCCCTTCCTAGAATGGATCTAGAGATAGCGGCAGATGATATTGGTCAACGTTTCAATGCGTTTCAGACGGATATGAAGCCTCGAGTATTAACACTGCATGAAGCCATTAACGGCGTTCCAGGGTTACCTTATTATGACGCATTAGATATGTCAACCTCACCAGGTTATCCATATGTTAATATGCGTCCGAAAGGACAACGTGGTAAAGCATTCCTGTTTGAAGGAGAACCAGGCAATTATAAAATTAAGAACCCGGTCCTAATGAAAGCAGTGATGGATAGAATCAAGAAGATCGAAAGCGGAGAACTCCCATTTAGCGTTTGGGATAACCATCTAAAGGATGAACGAAGAAAGAAGCAAAAGATACAAGAAGGCGCAACTCGTTCATTCTGTGCAGCACCAGTCGATTTTACCATCGTTTCAAGGATGTATTTCCTGTCCTGGTGCGCTGCATTTAACGCTAATAAGAACAACTTTTTCGGAACCATTGGTATCAATCCCGACGGCCCTGATTGGACACAGCTTTATAACCGACACAAGGTGAAAGGAAACTATTCTTTTGATGACGATTCCAAGAACTTTGATGGAAGTGCTAAAGCCATGGCCATGTGGGCTACCGTTGATAAGATCAACGAATGGTACAATGACGGTCCGCAAAATGCGCTCGCCCGACACACCCTTATTGAAGAAATGATTCACACACGATCTAAAATGGATAATTTCATCATCCAAAAGCATGGGGGTGTTCCAAGTGGCACTAATTTAACAGCCACTCTCAATTCGGTAATACATGCTATATACATCAGAATCATTTACAGAATAGCAATGAGAAGAGGCGGACGCCGAGATCTACTGTCTATGCGAGTTTTCAATCAGAGAGTTGCAGATAGTACATTTGGTGATGACGGATTCATAACATCGGATCTTGAAATACTAAAGTACTTTAATCGAGTGACTTTCATCGCAATAGCAAAAGATTTTGGCCTCACCATCACAGGAGCCGCCAAAAATGGTATCGTATCTAAATACGAGTCCTTGGATTCCATTCAATTCCTAAAACGACACTTTGCCCAACACCCGACTTTCCCGGATATGATGCTCGCCCCTATTGACGTCGACACGATCTACGAACTTATAAATTGGATGACGAAGTGCCCTGATGTAGAGGAACAGTTGCGTATGAACATCGAAGACGCACTTTCCTTCGCTTATCATTATGGTGATAAGTTCTTTGACACGTTTCGCAATGAAGTGTCTCGCTCACTCAAACGAGCTGACATCAACTCAATCCATCTTTCAACCTGGCAAGAGTATGATGAACACTACATTGACGAATGGCTTGGCGAACGAGATTCAGAACATCGATTATAAGTTTTCGTATTTTAATATTTTATCTTTATTCAGTTATTGAGCTCCCTTGCTCCCTTTAAACGATTGGCGTTGCCGAAATGGTACACAATTGTTCACTCTCTCTCAGAATAACTGTTGTTAACTTTTATTCCAGAAATGGGCCCTGTCAAAGCGGTGTTCATTCTGTGAGAGAGAGTCCGGGCTTTTCAAAGCACTTAGCGTAGTTTATTATAATCAGTATTTAATCACAGGTAATTATTTTCTCACGCATACACAC